TGGCTCCACAATGCAGATCATTGGTACTGACAACTATGATGCCATTATGGGGGCTAACCCGGTAGGGCTTATCTTCTCTGAGTATAGCCTTCAAGACCCTATGGCTTGGACATACCTGAGGCCTATCCTAGCTGAGAATGGTGGATGGGCGATATTCCTCTATACTCCTCGGGGTGAGAACCACGGCTTCGATCTATACAAGATGGCCAAGGAGAACCAAGACATCTGGTACTGCGAGCTGCTGACTGTACGTGACACCGTCCGGGAGGACATGCACACCCCTGTCATAGGTGAGGACATCATTGAACAAGAGCGCCTGGAAGGGATGAGCGAAGCCATGATACAGCAAGAGTATTACTGCTCGTTCCAAGGTGCAATCGAAGGAGCTTATTATGGGAGACTACTGGTTGAGGCTAGAGACCAAGGTCGCATTTGCCGTGTACCTCATGACCCTGCTTGTGGTGTGTATACTTTCTGGGATCTTGGCATTGACGATTTTACTTCTGTCTGGTTTGTTCAGTTTGTTGGGCCTCAGATCCATGTTATTGACTACTATGAGAAACACGGTGAAGGCGTGGATCACTATGCCCAGATGCTTACCCAGCGCCATCTTGATCTTGGCTATAACTACGTTGAGCATTACGGGCCGCACGATATCGAGGCTCGTCAGTATACCAAGGAGGGTGCTAAGTCGTTTAAGCAAATGATGGCTGAGCTTGGTTATGTATTTACCAAGGTGCAACGTGCAGCCAATATCAATGATGGTATCCGGATGGTCCGGGCAAGAATACCTCTCATGTGGTTTGATGAGCAGCTATGTGAGCGTGGTATTGCGTGCCTCCGGAACTACATCCAAGAGTTCGATGAGAAGCGGAAGAAATACAATGACAGACCGTTACACAACTGGGCCTCCCATGGTGCTGATGCTATGCGAACCTTTGCTGAAGGAATCCACCAGCTAGGTGCTCAGGGTGGTAGTATGACGGCCGAGGATGCTGAAGCACTAGAGAGATTGTATGGCCCTCAAACCCCAATGCAGGTGTAATTATGAAAGTAAGACTAAGAGACTTCATTCTTAACCTTGATAATATGGAAGTTGTCAAGCTGTATAGGGACAATGACGGCAATGTTGTCGAGGTTAAATGCCATGGTGTGTCAGGAAAGATCCATAGATACTCGCTTGCTGGTGAGGCAGACGACGACTGGAATAACTTTGTCGAGTGTATTCAGATCTGGGGGGAAGAGCCATGAGTCATAAAGACTTCAAGTTTGAATCAATAAGTGAGTTGAGAGTTATCCTCCCTGATGAGGTATGGGAGGATCATGTGGATGAGGTGATGAGGGAGCTTGTTAAAAGTGCTAAGCGAAACGTACCGGCTAAGGTGCTGAACCTGGTAGTATACTCCTTCAAGTATGACCCCGAAACAAAGCACTGGGCAGCAGAGTGGAAATACATACCAAAGCGGTAATAGTTCTCCTGGTTACCATATTGATTGTGCTTATTACCACATTGCATGGTAATGCAGCCGACAAGTGGAGTAGGCAGGATTACCAGCTTGAAGCGGTGTGCCTGGTGCTCAAGGCAGTGGACTGGAGGCAGACTGTATACATCGCAAAGCACCCGGTCAGGTATAAAGAATGGAATCCAGTGCTTGGTAAACACCCCTCTAAGAGCCAGGTGAACACTTATTTTGCCCTCACAGCTGTCGGTCACGTCTTTGTAACCCACGTCCTGCCTGCTAAGTGGCGTTCATACTGGCAATGCTTCTGGATAGGCTTGAGCGGGTATAATGTAGCACGTAACGTAAGTATTGGAATTAAAATAAGATTCTAGTAGGTGGACGACAAACGCCGTATATAGAAACTGATGTTATTTATTGCCCCTATAGCTCAACTGGAAGAGCAGCGGTCTTGTAAATCGCTGACCGGGGTCCGAGTCCTCGTGGGGGCTCCAAGATAAATAAGGAGGAACCATGAGATGAGATTAAAAGGCTTGATCGTGGGAGTAGTCATGGCAGTGGTGCTGTCACTCAGTGTAATAGGTCTATCGTTTGATATCGAGAGACCAGACATGAAGGACTATGAACGCGAATTCAAGCAATCAAACACGTTTGTACTCGTTGATGCATTAGGTACAGCTTATGGCTGGGTACCGAGGTCCTCGACTGGCAACTACTATCTCAAGAAGGCTTTTTGGGAGCAGACTGGTAGCGGAACAGTGATAGCGCCTGGCTATGTTCTCACAGCTGCACATGTTATTTATCCGCACGTCATAACACTATCCCAAGCTCCGTGGGTAAGCTACATGACTGACACGTTCAGGTTGATCAACCGGACAGTAATGATCACCGGAACCAACTCCGTACCCACGATAGCAACGGTGATCTATGAGGACTTAAATGCTGACCTAGCCCTGTTGCACTATGAGCATAAGGATAATCCATGGTTTGTGCCTGTACCTTGTGGCTTCGAGGATTCAAACAACCCGGACGAGGTGATGAAGCAGGGTGATGTACTCTTTGCAGTGACTCATACGAGATCTGAGGATGAATGCGATCATGGAGACATGGAGTATACACTCAGATGGGATTGGGGTACAGTAGTAGATCCTGGTCCTGATGCTCCGTATAATGCATCAATAGCATGGCTGAGTCCACTCGATATCACCATGGATATGAGGATTATAAATGGTGACAGTGGCTCTGCACTGTTCGCATTCAAGGGTGGTAAGCCTGTTCTCATTGGAGTGGTAAGAGCTACATTCTGGGATGGGATCACCTACTATTCATACGCGGCAGGACTTGACTACAATATCCTTAAGTTCCTGATTACGATGAGAGGAAGATAACGCGGGGTCGTCTAGCCTGGTCTAAGACGCATGGCTCATAACCATGTCATCGTGGGTTCAAATCCCACCCCCGTTACCATAAAGGAAGATAAAGACAATGAGATACGTAGCACCAGATCAAATCTAACGGCTCAGTAGCTCAGTCGGTAGAGCGGCGGCCTGTTAAGTCGTTGGTCATAGGTTCAATTCCTATCTGAGCCTCCACCTGGGGGTAGCTCAGTCTGGTCAGAGTGCCTGGCCTGGAACCAGGAAGCCGGTGGTTCAAATCCATCCCCCCAGACCAATATGCCGTGAGTCATGGGACAGACAGGTCTCCAAAACCTCGTCAGCTAGGTTCGATTCTTAGTCGCGGTGCCATGAACCTATAAACCTAATAGCAAGGGTTACGGGGATTTCACCCCCGGTGCGTCAGTTGGAATCTGGCTAGGTTCACCAATTCGGGTGAGGTAGAGCGTAACAGGTAGCGCAGCAGTCTGTAAAACTGCCGTCATTGACCCAGGTGGTTCGAGTCCACCCCCACCCACCAAGGAGATAATGAAAAAAAGAACATTTAATGCAATAGATCTGCATGGTGGTGGTGGAAAGCTGCTATACACAGAGCCATGCTTCATTAAGGCATCGTGCTTCTTTGATATCACCGGCACCATTCATATTGGACCGTATTGTGTGCTATCCGATCAGGTGTTTATCTACACGCATGAGCATGGGCATAAGCTGGGTTACCCACAGGCACTTCAACCGGTCAAGCATTCAGATCTATGGATAGGTAGGGATGTTTACGTAGGCGCAAGGGCGACTGTACTTGAAGGATGCTACTGTATAGGAGAAGGAGCCGTCATAGGAGCGGCCTCTGTGGTTACGCGTGATATCCCTCCCTATGAAATATGGGCAGGTAATCCAGCTAGAAAGATAAAGGACCGTGTGGATTAGAGCGATCTCTTGGTTGAGGGTTCGAGTCCCCCCTGGTCCACCAACCCTCTGGTAGCTCAGCGGTAGAGCAGTGGCTCGATAAGCCATGTGTCGAAGGTTCAAATCCTTCCCGGAGGACCAAATTGAAGGGATTGACAAATAATTATGAATCGAGTTGACAATAGATTGACGAAATATGTTGACCAGCTGCAGGTGCAGGCGACAGGTTGTGGCCCTGTTGAGGCCGGTTCAATTCCGGCTGGTCACCCCCGAAAAAGGAGGCAGTTGTAATGCTAACAGATAAAGAGGCAAGAGAAGAGTATCACAATGCCTATAGCCAGGGGCTATCGTTCTGGGGGGCATTCTTAGCTGAGGCTGAGAAGGATCTTGAGATCACCCTAGGTAATCAATGGAGCCCAAGGGATAAGGCTATACTCACCGCACAAAACCGAAATGCTATGGTGTTCAACAAGACCAAGAGGATTACCAGACTGATTTCGGGGTACCAACGAAAGAACCGGCTGGCTATGAAGATTGACCCAGTCGAAGGGAGTGATGAGCAAACAGCTAACCAGCTCACTGGCATCGTTATGCACGTTATGTCGAGCTGTAATGGCTACCATACCATGTCTGACGCCTTCGAGAAAGGGCCACTTAAGACTGGTATCAACCTGATCAATGTCTACCCGGATTACATCACTGACCCTCTAAATGGTGACATTAAGATAGCTCGTATTCCGTACAACAAGTTCATGCTCGATCCATACTTTTCAGACATCGATCTATCTGACTGTGGGTGGCTGATACGCCGGGAATACTTCCCAAGAAAGCAAGTCCAGGCTCTGCTTCCTATGGTAGGGAATAAACTGGCACAGGTACCTGATAGATCTAGGGATGACAAGTTCCAGTATTTTAGGCCTCCGATAGATCTGGCCGGTAAGCAGATGATGGCTTATGATGAATTCTGGAAGCGTGACTTCATGACTGCCAAGTTCCTCGTAGATCGACAGACAGGAAGTATGGAAGAGATTACAGGAGCCTCCAGGGAACGGCTGAGCATGCTAATGAAGGCCTACCCAAGCTTGACAGTAGTGAAGAGACAAAAGCCTATTGTTGAGCTATACATTCTTGTCAATGGTGAGTGCATGTGGAAGGGTGAAGATCCCTATGGCCTCGGTGATATCCCCTATGTGGCAATGGTTGGGTTCTGGGAGCCAGAGTATAACGAGTCCGATTGGAAGCTCCAGGCATTGGTAAGATGTATCCGAGATCCCCAAGATGAGACCAACAAGCGCCGGTCAAAGATGCTGGACATGATAGACTCGCAGATCTCCTCAGGGTGGAAGGCTGAGGAACGTAGCGTAGTTAACCCGAAGGCTCTATATCAGAGTGGTCAGGGCCAGGTCGTGTGGATGAAGGATGGGAAGTTTGCCTTAGCTGAGAAGCTGGAGACAGCTGATATACCACAAGGTCTGTTTAGGCTCATGGAGACCCTCGACCGGGACATCATAGACATACCCGGTATCAATGAGGAAGCTCTTGGCCAAGCCATAGGTGAAAACTCAATACAGAAGATATCTGGTGTCCTTGGAAAGCTACGCCAAGGTGCTGCACTAACAGGCCTCCAAGATCTATTTGATAACTACCGGCTTACTAAGGCTGAGGTTGGCCGTAAGATAGTCAGGATGGTTCAGAGCTGTTATAGGCCTGAGAAGGTTATGCGTATCATCAACGAACAGCCTACTCCGGAGTTCTACAATAAGGACTTCGGAAAGTATGACTGTATACCTCAAGAAGGTGTCATATCTGATACCCAGAGACAGCTATATTACACAGAGCTTATTGGGCTCAAAGAGATGGGAGCCCCCGTGCCATGGACTGCGATAATTGATGCCGCGCCGGTGCAACATAAGAACAAACTGAGAGATG